GTATGCAGCTATGCCCTTCCCTCTGTACTTAACTGAGGTGGTCAAAGCTCCTAGAGTAGACGAGATTGACATTGCCTAAGAAGCTCACAACTAGACAACAAGCAATCAAGGCTGGGTATCGTTCTGGTCTTGAGGAACAAACAGCAAAGATGCTGAAGAAGAAGAAGGTTAAGTACACCTACGAAGAGACCAAGATTAAGTGGGAAGACTTCAAAATTAGAACGTACACACCAGACTTTGTTCTTCACAACGGTATCATAATCGAAACAAAGGGGCGGTTCACAGCTACAGATAGACGTAAACACCTAGAGATAAAACGACAATACGGTAAAGAATACGACATCAGGTTTGTGTTTAGTAACAGTAGGTCTAAGCTTTACAAGGGTGCTAAGTCTAGTTACGGTGATTGGTGTAACAAGAACGGTTTCTTATACGCAGACAAGGAGATACCTGAGGAGTGGATCAATGAATGAAGACTTAAGAGTACGTATCTTAGAAAGGTTTTCCATTGAAGAGATGGCAGAGGTAGCAAGGATAACACCCTTCATGTTTATCCAAGCCTTTGAAGATGAGATACTTGATAACTTAGAACGCCTAGCAGACATAGATTTAGGGTTTGTAATAGAGAAAGAAGAAGATGAACTTTAAGGAATACCAAACAAAGGCGGTTAGCTTCGCAGTCTACCCTTCTACACACAAGGTTCTCTACCCTACCTTGGGCCTGTGTGGTGAGGCAGGTGAGGTGGCTGAGAAGGTGAAGAAGCAAGTACGTGACAATAAGTTCAGTCGTCACGAGACAGCTAAGGAACTAGGTGACGTGCTCTGGTACTTAGCTAACATAGCTAACGATCTAGGCTACAGCCTGACAGAGATTGCTGAGAACAACATTGAGAAACTGGAGAGCCGCAAGGAACGTGGTGTCATTCAAGGGTCAGGAGATAACAGATGAACAACCAACTACCAACAGACTACCAAGCATTCATCCACAAGTCACGGTATGCTAAGTACCATGAGGGTTCAGGCCGTGAGTCATGGGATGATACAGTTACACGTTTCTCTGTTAACGTGATACGTGACATGGTTGACCCTGCTACTAAGTACCAGCTAGAGCAAGCCATCATGGGCCTTGAGGTCATGCCATCTATGCGTTCACTGATGACAGCTGGTGCTGCTGCTGAACGTGACAACACATGTATGTACAACTGTAGCTACCTAGCCGTAGATGACCTTAAGGCCTTCGATGAGGCTATGTTTATCCTCTTGTGTGGCACTGGTGTCGGCTTCAGTGTTGAACGTCAGTCTATCTCTAAGCTCCCTGAGGTCCCTGAATTGTTCCAGAGTGAGACTAACATCGTCGTCAAGGACAGCAAGGAAGGGTGGGCTAAGGCTTTCCGTCAAGTGATTGCACTCCTCTACAGTGGTGAGATTCCTACGTGGGATGTGTCTAAGGTACGTCCAGCTGGTGCTCCACTCAAGACATTCGGTGGTCGTGCATCTGGCCCAGCGCCCTTGGTCGATCTGTTTAACTTCACTATCAACACATTCAAGAAGGCTGCTGGTCGTAAGCTGTCCTCTGTTGAGTGTCACGACATCATGTGTAAGATTGGTGAGGTAGTTGTAGTTGGTGGTGTACGTCGTAGTGCTATGATCTCTCTGTCTAACCTTTCTGATGACCGTATGCGTTCAGCTAAGTCAGGGGCATGGTGGGAGAACAACCCACAACGTGCCTTGGCTAACAACTCTGTGTCCTACACTGAGAAGCCTGACAACCTGTCCTTCATGAAAGAATGGTTGGCCTTGGTTGAGTCAGGCTCAGGTGAACGTGGTATCTTTAATCGTCAGGCATCTAAGAAACAGGCTGCATTGAATGGGCGTCGTGATGCTGACTATGAGTTCGGGACTAACCCATGTTCGGAGATCATCCTCCGTCCAAGCCAGTTCTGTAACCTAACAGAGTGCGTAGTACGAGCAACTGATAACATTGACACCCTGTCTGAGAAGGTACGTCTAGCTACCATCCTTGGTACGATCCAGTCTACCTTCGTTAAGTTCCCATACCTGCGTAAGCAGTGGGTAGACAACACGTCTGAAGAACGTCTGCTTGGTGTGTCCCTTACAGGTATCATGGACAACCCACTGATGACCTTGAAGAACAAAGGATTGGATAAGACCCTTGCTCACCTTAAAGAAGTTGCAGTTGCTACCAATGCTGAGTGGGCTGCTAAACTTGGTATTCCTGTTGCTGCTGCTATTACTTGTGTCAAGCCATCAGGCACGGTATCCCAGCTGGTTAATAGTTCCTCAGGAATCCATGCCCGTCACTCACCCTACTATATCCGCACCGTCAGAGGTGACAACAAAGACCCTCTCACCCAGTTCATGAAGGATCAAGGTATCCCTAGTGAGCCTGACGCCTTCAAACCTGACCAGACTACAGTGTTTAGCTTCCCACAGAAGGCCCCTAAAGGTGCTGTGTGTACTAAGGACATGACTGCTATCGAACAGCTAGAGATGTGGCTCATGTATCAACGTAACTGGTGTGAGCATAAACCCTCCGTCACCATTAATGTTAAGGGTGGTGAGTGGCTAGAGGTAGGGGCCTTCGTTTACAAGCACTTCGATGAGATGTCTGGTGTGTCGTTCCTACCTTTCGATGACCACACGTACCAGCAAGCACCCTATCAGGACTGCGGCAAGAGAGACTATACAATTCTTAAGTCGTGTATGCCTGATCGTATTGACTGGTCTAAGCTTTCAGAGTATGAGAATGAGGACAACACATCAGGTAGTCAGACACTTGCTTGCTCTGGTGACTCATGTGAAATCGTAGACTTAACCTAAGGATAACTTATGTACACTGTCATAACTCGCAATCAATGTAACTTCTGTGACACAGCCAAAGCCCTGTTGAAAGGAGCAGGGCAAGGCTACACAGAGTATAACGTACAGTCCGATAGCTCTAAGTGGGTACTGACCCTGATGAAACAGGCGGGTCTTAAGACTGTACCTCAAATCTTTTCTTCTAGTGGACATCACATTGGAGGGTACACTGAGTTGCAAGAGTTCTTCAGTAAGTTAGAAGGGAGTGACGTATGACAGGAGTACGAAAGCAGTTCAACAAAGCTTTGTATGAAGCATATGATGCACCAGCCCGTAATGCTCTAGTCTTTTACCTTGAGGATAACGGACACACCATCGTAAACAATGAGGAGAACTACAACGTAGATGTAATCTCTCAGAAGGGGGCTTACACCTACTACAACGAAGCAGAGGTTAAGACTGCATGGAAGGGTGACTGGCCTTCACACTGGGCAGAGGTCCGTATCCCTGAACGAAAGCAAAGGTTGTTAGAGATGTATAAGTCCTCCCCGTTTAGTGTACTTAACTTCTACATCTTTCGTCCTGACTTCAAACAGGCTTGGCGTATCAAGGATACTCTGTTGACACAAGATAGTCTTAAGGAAGCTAAGGGACGGTACATCCAGAAGGGTGAGAAGTTCTTTCATATTCCCTACACATCAGCAGAGTTAGTGGTGTTGTAATGCAGTTAAATTTGTTCCCTGAACACAACGACCCTGTTGATTTTACTAGCGAAGAGTATCACGAATGCCCTATTTGTTATGAAGTGAAACATAAGTCGGAGTACTATTTACTGTATAGGTCTATTACGAAAAATTGGCTTAAGGTTAGTGAGGGTTGTAAGCCTTGTTACACAGAAAAAGTACAACTAAGGCATGATCTTCACAGGCAGGCCCCACCTAAGCCAGAACACTGTGAGTGCTGCGGCAGAAACTTTAAGGAGTCTGGAACTAAAGCAGAACTAGATCACTGTCACACAAAAAAGGTATTCAAGGGTTGGCTATGTTCCAAGTGCAATGGGGGGTTAGGCCGCTTTAATGATGACACAGAACTCTTACATAAAGCTATTGTTTACTTAAGGAAATCAGATGAGCAATGAACCTCCCAAGAAACAAACACGTACTCGTCGTAAGACTACCTACAAGGGAGCTTCAGCTAAGAAGACCTCAGGTATCATCCCTCGTACTGACAACCAAGGTAAGTTACTCCAAGCTCTAACCAGTAGCAGTCAGGTGTTTATCCTTGGGCCAGCTGGTACAGGTAAGACCTACGTCACTGCCACCTACGCAGCTGACCAGTACACACTCAAGGAGGTTGACAAGATTGTGGTCACCCGTCCTCACGTAGCTGTAGGTAAGGAACTAGGGTTCTTGAAAGGAGACCTACATGAGAAGACTATGCCTTGGGCTTTACCTGTCTTGGAC